AATATTTAGTTAATAGTATAGATAACGCCCAAAAAACACGATTTATATCTATTAATCTTAAATTTGATATTAATTGTTGGGGTGAATGGGCTGAGAATAGTCAAATAGATAATAGATGTATTAATTTTCTTCTTAGACATCCCGAATTAGTTAGTACAAATACTAATTCTAGAAGTATTACAACATTTTTTAATTCAATATCTTCATTATCTTCATTTGATTCTGAACTAGGTCTTATTCAAATGATCGGAGAAGGTAGTGTCGGACCTGAATTCACTACTATGTTTACAATGTTTATCAATAATAAACTTGATAAAATTATATCTCCAGAGACTATTATGACACACGAAAGTTTAGATTATATTATTAATACCTTAAAAGGAATTATAGGTAAAGATAAAGAATATCGTGCAGATCTAGCATCTATTATTTCAACTCGTATTATAAACTTTAGTTTGTTTTTTGCTAAAAATAATAAAATTGAAAAAAGTTTTATAGATAGATTAGCATCACTTATTAATGAAGAATTGTTTGCTGTAGATTTGAAATATAATATTGTCAAATCAATTTATAATGGTAATCAATCCTCGTTTAAAAGTTTGACTTTAAATAAAACACTTCTTAATTTTATAATTAAATAATAAAGGTTATGTATAAAGAAATAACTAGTATAGTACAATCACATTATGGTATAAACAGTAATATTACTAAAACTATAGCTCCTAGTACTGCTTGGGCATCTGCAAGTGATTTAAAGTATATTACTAGAGAAATGATTGAAAAGTATAAAAATATATACCAAAAAAACGCAAATAATAAATTACAAAATAATTCTACAGTACATTTTAGTCCATTATCTAACTTACCTCGATACAAATATAATAATTATATTGAAGAGAATAAATTAAATATTAAAAAAGTAAGAACTAAAGATAAAATAGATTCTTTAATAATTAGTAATACTCTAATAAATGAATATTATTTTAGTAATATAAATACTAGAAAATACTATCTAGTACCACTATCATTATTAAGTATAAAAGAAAGTGAAAGAATTACTTCTTATTTTGTTAGAGAAGATCGAGTAGAAGAAGTTAAACAAGTTTCACCTCCATTGTATCAACAGCTAATTGAATGTCCTTCATTTACAGGAAGTATTATTGCTGATGGTTGGGGTACTACTCAAGGTTATGCATTATTTGAATATTTTTCAACTCTTATTAATAACTATGATTTATCATCTTACAATATAATTTTTGATGAATCTATTAATAAAGAAATTAATCAAGGTTTAGTTATAGATATTGATACTTTTGACACACTATATAATATGCTGGCTAGTACTAATAAAGATAATTGGTCTTTAGCTTTAGAAATGATTGCTAATTGTGATATTGAAGCTTCAAAACCTTATATATTATATTTAATATGGAATTTTGATTATTTGAAAAAGTTCAATAATAATAATAATTATAAATTTTGTTTAAAACTTTTAGATAAATATAGAAATATATATCATTCATCAACAATTGAAAAATTTATATCAAATCTAATCATAGTCAACCCAGAATTTAAACAAGATATATTTAATTGTTTTAAAATGCATATAAATGCGATAAATAAAAAGAATATTATACAGGAAATCAATGTTCTTTAATATTTATTTACATGAGCAAACCAAAAACCATAGTTCTATTAAGTTGTGTTGCAACAAAATTACCAAAACCAGCACCAGCTCGTGAACTTTATGCATCACCTTTATTTAAACGTTCATTAGAATATGCATTATCGTTAAATCCTGATGATATTTTAATATTATCTGCTAAATATTATGTGATTCCTTTAGACAAAGTAATTTCACCTTATGATAAGACATTGATAAACATGCCTAAAGAAGAAGTGAATGAGTGGGGTGTTAAAGTTTTAAATATTTTAGCTAATAAGTACGACTTAGAACATGATAAATTCATAATTTTAGCCGGAGAAAAATACAGAAAATATATTACTCCTCAAATAAAACATTGGACTGCTCCATTAAAAGGATTAAGAATTGGAGAACAGTTATCATGGTATGTTAAAAAACTAGCTAAAAAAGTGAAAGAGGGCTTTATTAAATTATTAAATTTATTAAAATAATGTCAAAACTAAATAAAATAATTGAACGCTATAAAGATGATGCAGATCATTTTGATGATTTTGATGATTCAATTATAGGTGAAGTACTAGATAAATTAAATGAATCTTTATCAGTGTTAAAAGAAAACGATAACGCTGGCTATGCCCGTGCTATAAAAGAATATACAAATTCTCTTAATGGGGAGCGTAAAGAAGTTATGGAAGATTTTATAGAATATTCTAAACATTATAATAAATGAAAAAATTACAACTCCAAGATTTAATTAAAGAAGCAATCCAAGAAATATTAGGTGAAAATTTAAAACAAGATGCTAGACAAAAGAAGTTAGTAGCTATTGATGCTGAAATTAAAGCACTCCAAGGTGATAAAGTAAATATTACTACTGGCAAAGACGATATAGGAGAATCTCGTGGTCCTATTAAATTCAAACTAGCTGATGATTACGAAAATAAAATATCAGAATTACCATACAATAGCTCTGAAAAGAGAATGAGATGGGTCAACGGTATTGTTGATTATGTAGAGGAAAATGGAGCAGACGATATTACCACTATCGCTAGAAAAAAGTTTAATGTTCCTCAACCACGCATAGCTGACTATGCTAGGGATATGATTAGACTTGGAATTCTAGTTCCTGAAACTGAAGGAGTAACACCTCAATTTATGAGACCTAGAGGTGAAGAAGACGAAGAATCACAAGCAGACCTAGGCCCAGAAGGTGGTATAGAAGGAAATATGAGTGATGAAGAAGTTGATGCTTCATTTGCAAAAACAATGGCTAGTCAAAATGATGACTTTATTGATCTTCAAGCTACTCAAAGAGCAGCAGGCAGTAGACAATCTGCAGCTAAGACTTCTTCTATGTCAGATGAAGAACGTAAAGCTTGGATGCGTTATCAAGACTTAGAAACACGCTTAAGAGGAGTTGCCAGTAACTTAAATAGAGGATCTCGTAGTAAAAATAAACCAAGTGGTGATGATATTCAAGGTGGAGGTTCGCTATATAATATACCAAGTTTGAAAGATCTTCAAACCAGGATAAAAGATGAAATGACAGCTATTGCTTCTAAATTTCCATCAGTTGTAAAAGGTGATAAAGATTCTAAAAATGAAGCTTCAAAAGCAGAACCATTAGATGAATGGACAATTAATAGAATGCAGTATTATGCTGGTATTAAAAAATAATTTATGAAAAATTTAGCGTTTGTTTTAGTTATAGTAATTTTGTTAGCTTGGGTTTTTGTAGGCAAATGTAATTATAATGGTTTAAGTTCTGAATTTAAAGCAAAACAAGATAGTTTAAATCATACTGTGGATTCTTTAAAAGAAGATAATCATCAAAAAGACTTACAAATAGGTGCTTTAGAACATCTTGATTATGATTTACAATATCAATTAGATCATCAAAAAACTAAAGTAATTACTATTACTAAATGGATTGATTCATCTAAAGGTAAAGTTGATACTTATTCTGAAGCAGAACTTATTACTTCATTTAATAATCGCTACCCAGAAGACACTATTACTAATCCACTTCCATTAGCACAACCCTTATTAGTTAATGTTGCTAAAGATTTGATTGAATTAGATGGTGCTAAACAAACATTAGTAGTAAAAGATAGTGTTATAGTCTTAAATGAAAAAAGAATAGTAGGTAAAGATAGTGTTATAGTACTATTAAAAGAAAAAGATACTAATAACCAAGTAGTAATAACAGCACGCGAAAATCAAATCAAAGACTGGCAAGACCAATACAAACAAATTGAACTCCAGAATAAAAAACTTAAAATACAAAATAAATTTACTAAAATAGGAACTGGAATTGTGATAGGAGGATTAGTATTTTTATTGATTAAGTAACCTTTTGCATACCCCATACATCAGCCTGATCGATAAGATCAGGCTTTTTTTATATATTTATATACATGAGTCAAACGCAAATCAAGGAAATAATTAAGCAGGAATATTTAAAGTGTGCAGTTGATCCTGTACATTTTTTCCGCAAATATTGTTATATTAACCATCCAATCAAAGGAAGAGTATTATTTCATCTATATCCATTTCAGCAAGAAGTATTAAATGATTTTAGAAATAATCGTTTTTGTATTATTAATAAATCAAGACAGTTAGGTATATCAACGTTAGTAGCTGGTTTTTCTTTATGGATGATGTTATTTCAAAAAGATAAAACAATACTTTGTATTGCAACAAAGCAAGAAACAGCTAGAGGAATGGTTGAGAAAGTACAATTTATGTATGAAAATCTTCCTAGCTGGTTAAAAGGTAATCAAAAACCTATATCAAATAACAAATTATCATTTAAGTTAGCTAATAATTCTCAAATAGTAGCTACATCAGCAGCATCAGATGCAGGTAGATCTTACGCAGTATCTTTACTATTGATGGATGAGGCTGCATTTATTGAAGGTGTAGATAGAATCTATACGAGTATTAAACCAACAATTGCAACCGGTGGAGGAGCAATTGCATTATCTTCTCCAAACGGTGTAGGTAATTGGTTTCATAGAATGTATTCTGAAGCTAAAATAGGTAAAAATGACTTTAAAGCAATTAAGTTGCCTTGGAGTCTCCACCCAGACCGAGATGAAGCTTGGGAGCAAAGAGAAAGAGCAAACATGTCACCTAGAGAATTCGCTCAGGAGTATGATTGTGACTTTTTAGGTTCTGGTAATTCGGTAGTTGAACCTGATTTATTATTATTCTATGAAGAAACTTATATTCAAGAGCCTGTGGAACGTCGTTTTATGGGCGGTGATTTTTGGATATGGCAGTATCCTGATTATAGTAAGCAGTATCTTGTTTGCGCTGACGTTGCTCGTGGTGATGGCAGCGATTATTCTGCATTTCACGTTATTGATGCAACAACGTGTGAGCAAGTGGCTGAGTACAAGTCCCAAGTGGATACTCGTACTTATGGAAATATGCTGGTATCTGTTGCTGCTGAGTATAATAATGCCTTACTGGTTGTGGAAAACGCAAACGTTGAGTGGGATGTTGTTAATACCATAATAGAAAAAAATTATCCTAAATTATATTATTCACCTCGTGCTTATGGTGAAATGAGTATGGATAAATGGTTAGATAAAATGGATAAAGAACAAACAGTTCCTGGTTTTACTACATCAACTAAAACAAGACCTCTTGTTATCTCTAAAATGGAGTCGTATATTCGAGAGAAGGCTTTTATATTTCGTTCTAAACGTTTATTAGAGGAATTACGAGTATTTATCTGGCAAAACGGAAAAGCACAAGCACAGAATGGATATAACGATGATTTAGTAATGTCATTAGGAATTGGTTTATTTACTAGAGATACAGCAATGAAATTCTACGAACAAGGAATGGATTTATCTAGAAATATGCTAGCTAGTGTTACTAAAACAGGCTATGTAGCCGGTCCAACTGCACCTTCAGGAATTTTAAATCCATATATGATCAATGATGGACATGGGGGGTTTGAAGACATATCGTGGGTGCTAAGTTAACAAATATTTATACATATAAACAACAATTATAATGGCAGAAAATCAACCAAATTTTGGTTTATTTGATAGGCTAAGAAGATTATTCAGTACAGACGTTATCATTAGAAATGTTGGTGGAAATCAACTTAGAACAGTTGATATCGATAAAATTCAAGCCTACGGCAACGTAAAGACCAACGCTCTTATAGATAGATTTACAAAACTTCATCGCTATGGCGCTAACATGCCATATAACCCAACGATGAACTACCAAACACTTCGTATCCAGTTATACACTGATTATGAAGCAATGGATACAGAATCAATCATAGCATCTACTCTTGATATTATTTCCGATGAATCTACTTTAAAGAACGAAGCTGGAGAAGTATTACAAATTAAATCTTCAGATGAAAATGTTCAGCGTATTCTCTATAATTTATTCTATGATGTATTAAACATCGAGTTTAACTTATGGTTATGGATTCGCAATATGTGTAAATATGGTGATTTTTACTTACATCTTGATATTGCTGATAAATTTGGAGTATATAATGTAGTACCATTATCTGTTTATGATATGGTTCGTGAAGAAGGAGTTGATCCTAAAAATCCATCTTTAGTACGTTTTAGAATTGATCCAATGGTAATTTCAAACGGCGGGATGAATTATGCTGATTATGAAAAAGATAAAGAAGGTAAAATTACATTCGATAACTACGAAATAGCTCACTTCAGGTTATTAACTGATGCTAACTATCTCCCATATGGTAGATCATATATTGAACCAGCACGTAAAACTTATAAACAATACGTACTAATGAAAGACGCGATGTTGTTACATCGCATCACTCGTGCTCCAGAAAAGCGCGTATTTACTGTAAACGTAGGTAATATTCCACCAAATGAAGTTGACGGATTCATGCAGAAAATAATGCAGAAGATGAAGAAAACTCCATATATTGATCAACAACCTGGTGAGTATAATTTGCGTTATAATATGATGAACATGATGGAGGATTATTATCTTCCAACTCGTGGCAATGATACCGCAACTAAGATTGATACAATTAAAGGTCTTGAATATAATGCAATTGAAGACGTAGCATTTTTACGTGATGAAATGTTAGCTGCGCTTAAAGTACCTAAAGCATTTTTTGGATTTGAAAAAGATTTGCAAGGTAAAGCTACATTAGCTGCTGAAGATATTCGCTTTGCTCGTACAGTAGAACGCATTCAGCGTATTGCTATTTCTGAATTATATAAAATAGCACTTGTGCATTTATATGTTCAAGGATATGATGGTGAAGCATTAGCTAATTTTGAACTTTCATTAACTACTCCATCTGTTATATACGAACAAGAGAAAGTAGCGTTATGGAAAGAAAAAATTGACTTAGCTAAATCAGTACAAGATACTAACCTAATGCCTTCAGATTGGATTTATCATAATGTATTCCAATTTAGTGAAGACCAATATGATGAAATGCGTGACTTAGTAATTGAAGATAAAAAACGCGTATTCCGTTTAGCTCAAATTGAAAACGAAGGTAACGACCCAGCTAAAACTGGTAGATCATTTGGTACACCACACGATTTAGCAGCATTGTATGGTAAAGGTAGAGCAGGAATGGATACAAATAGTCCTGTCCCTGCAGGATATGATGAAAAGAAACCAGGTCGTCCTAAAGAAAAAGCATCTATTATTGGAACTCAACGCGATCCATTAGGTAAAGATAGAACAGGTAAAATAGCAAATAATACTACATCAACACCAAACGAAACTGGAGAAGGTACACCTAAAGGGGGTTCACCTCTTGCATTAACTGAGTTGAAAAAACATAAAGGACTATTTAAAGGATTTAATGTAGTTCGTAAAGAATTATCTATAGAACCTATTCAGGAATCGTCATTATTAGACGAAAAAAATATCAAGAACATATAATAAATACATATTTATAGTTAGTGTACACTATTTCATATGAAAATCAAACACAGTAAGTTTAAAAATACAGGTATCTTATTTGAGCTATTGGTTCGCCAAATTGCTTCTGATACTGTATCTAATAAAGATTCTGCTGCTATTGGATTAGTTAAAAAATATTTTGGCAAATCCGAGTTAGCTAAAGAATATAAATTATACCAAACATTAGTATCTCCTAAATCATTAAGTGAAGCTAAAGCTGAATCGTTTATTAATGTAACGCTTGAAGCTTCTTTACGTTTAAATAAAACAGCTTTACGTAAAGAAAAATACAACTTAATTAAGGAAATACGTGAGCATTATAATATTGAAGACTTCTTCAAAGCCAAAATCAATAACTATTCACAGCATGCTGCTGTATATAATTTAATTGAAGCTCATAATTCACTCGAATTCATAGCACCTCAGCAAATTATTGAAAATAAGATTACATTATTAGAGCATATTACACGTAAAGAAGTTGATAAGGAAGGTGTTAAGGATCGCGTAATGGAAGAATATCTTAAAATGGATAAAGGCTCTCGCATATTAGCTTATCGTGTTTTATTAGAGAAGTTTAACAACAAGTACTCTACTTTATCTGATCGCCAAAAATTAATATTAAAAGAATTTATTAATAATATCACTAATACAACTAAATTACGTGAATTTGTT